ATCATCAGCTTCTTGCTATACTCTAGCCCAACGCCAAACTGACGTTGTGAAACCGACACTTCCGCTGTGGTGATGTGTCCAAACTTAACTTCACCACCTTCGAAGACTTCCTCGAATACGAAGCCACCTGGCCCCCAATTCTTAAGATTAAGGGTTTCCGGCAGCGAGCTATCTACGATGATGTCATAGATTGGTTCGTATACTGTAGGAACACGAGTACGGCCAGCATTGACTTCATAGGTAATGCGGGTGTACCAATCGGCAGCAAAGTCATCTGAGCCAATGAACTCATAAACTGTCTGTCCATTGACACGTACTTCCTTGAGGCTTTTGCCGAGATCAAAGCCCTTCTCAAATTGATAATACGGTAGCTCCTTGCGAGCATTAGCCCCGTTGTAGATTACGCCCATTTCTTCCTCTCCTATAAAACTATTGTGAATGAGTTGCGAACTACGAAGCTAATGAGTTGGCAGCGAGCAATCTACCAATCACAACATTGTTGGCGTCTTTGGCTTCCATCGCCTTGAAGAACGCCACCGTTCCGGCAGCAGGTGCAAGAACATAAGCTGCATCCTGGGGTGTATGACCAGTCACCGAAGCCAGTGTAAGATACACGATGGTTCCCTTCGGTACGGCCAGCGCAGCAGGAACAGTAATCTGGTAGGCACGATCATCAATAGCAATGGCAATAGTTTCACCGATTGCCCCTGCACTTTCAGCGATACCTACCCATCCTTGTGCGACTACAACTTGCCCCTTAGCGACCGCAGCCGTAAGAGTGACGTTGACAGCCTTGCCATCATTGTCAAAGTATGAAAGTAATCCGGACATTTTCTTCTCTCCCTGTATCTATTGAACTACCGCTCTAGTTGCTTGCCGCATTCTGTGAGGGTGGAAGAACAAACCATTTGCCCTTCATCTTCGGGTCTGTTCCTGCCGTAGTCCCAGTCTGTTGCTGAACAGGTGTGGTTTGCGACGGCCCCATGCTTTCCTGCAATGCCAGATCAAGGGCTTTCTTCACTGAAGGCTTTTCCAAGACTTCAGCGTAAGCCTTCTCTGCATCTGCCACTGTGAGCGGATTCTTGGCTTCCACCATGTCAATGACCATTTCCCGCACAGCCTCAATCTTGATTGCCTTGTCACCCGTAGTAGCCATCTCAGTAATACGGGATGATACCGCTGCCTTCTCACGAGCAGCATCCTTCGCCTGGATACTTTTCACCGCATCCAAGATGTTCCCATCTGTCAAGCCAAGAGCTTCCTTGATTTCTTTAGAGTACTCTTGGATGATAGCGGCACGTACTGATTCCGGCAGCACACTAGCATCTGCTGCTGTCATCTCCAACATGGCTTGCTTCTTTTCTTCTTCGGTCACTTTCTTACTCTCCTTGATTGGTCTAACAACAATGATGCCACTTTGTGTAGCCATCTCTTGTGTTAGCAACGGTACGGCAGACAGATCCGATATTCCTGCTCTATCAGCGGGTGCAATATCAATCTGATTAAGCACCAACGTAGAGGCTATCATCTTGTAAGCCCCCAACTGCTCACTCCAGACGCCATCACCTCTAGCATCTATACTGGTAGCAATCTTCTTCTGAGTTGCACGATACCTCTGCAACCTGTTACGGCTATCACCCGAAGGCACGTAGCCCTTCCCTATAAGATATTCCTTGACTCGCATTGTACCAATCCAATGCACAGCTTCGGCAGGGAAAGCAAAAGCACGCTGATCCTCAGAAAGATGCCCCATCAATCCTATGGGCTTGTTATCACGAACTTGCTTTTCCAATTCGGTAATGAAGGCTTCATCGTAGAACCTTTGGTTCCCTGATTTAGCATTTGCTTTACCGATTGGTAATGTGACGAAGACAGGTTTATCTTCTCCGCCTGTAAGCTCCCTGAGGTCAATGTCCCTGAAAATAGGCACTTCAGGAAACGCTCCGGTGAACTCCGAGATGAGCAAAGTATCATGAAAACTTCCCTTGAGCTCTTCTCCATCTTCCATAGCCCCTCCTACTGTGTAGGTCGTACCTGACGTGGTGGCGTGGAAGTAGAAGTCGATGAGCGTCCTTGCTGTTCACGTTGCTCACGCTGCTTCCTCTGCTCGTCAGTTTCTGGCTTGCTCTCAGCAGATTCCACTTCGGCGTCTGACTTCTCTTGTGCTTCCTTCTGCTTCTGCTCTTCCGTCTTGGGATTGTTCGGGTCTTCCGGCACAGGGGTCACAGGTGGCTTGATTGTGCTAGGATCTACAGGTTCAGCTTCTTCCTCCGCTGCCGCTTCCGCTACCGTCTTGCCTTCTGCCGGAACCACAGGTGGTTCAATCGTACCTTCTGGCAGTTCCGCTTCCGGCTTGATTGCATAAGGTTGTGCAGATGATGCCATAGGTTCTGCTTCTGGCTTTGGCAAACGTACATCCTTTGCCCTATCGCCCAAGAGCGCATTAACTTTTGCATCCAAAGCGGCTACTGCATTTTGCACACGAACCAATCGTTGTTCCAGCTTAACATTTTCTTTTGATACAGTCATTTCTCCCCCTCCATTAAACTAATAATTCCAATTCTTCTTTTAGAGACTCATCCATTTCACCTAGTTTCTTCCCGCCATTGGGTGTTGGGCCAGGATCTGGGGCGTTCTCCTTTTGCATCTTCATCTGTCTTTCCATCTTAGCTTCGTCGTTGACTTGCCGCTTTTCCGCATCCCGCTTTGCTTGCTTCAATACTTCATCGGGATTCTCTATATCAATTGGAAGAAGAGTAAGTGCTGTCTTCTCATCCAGCAAGCCTTCCCCGAAAGCCCAATTCACAGCATCCAATACCATGCGGCCATTCTGTGTGAGCTTGTTCCATTGCAATATGGGATCCTCTCTGCGTTCCGGTGAGATGATTTCCTCATACGCCTGTACAATACGGCACACCTCTAGAATCCAGGGAGTGCAGCTTTTCTGCCTTGCCGTGATGAAGACTTCAAACACTGGCATTTGTGTTTCGGCAGAAGCCTTGCTTCCCTCGATTGCATTACCGAACACGAACTCTGGCACTTCCAGATGCTCAATAATCAGGTAGAACAATAATCCCAGAATCCTCACAGCATCATCAGCGAAACTTCCTGGACTTTTGTAATCCATCGTAGCCCCCGAAAGCGTTAGAACATCGCTCATGTCGATGCTAATACTCTCGGATTCCCTCGTTGTCCCATCGGGTAGCTTTGTAGAAGCCTTGCTGCCGTATCGACGCCAGAAAGCATTAAGATCTTGCACCGTGTTAAATGCAATCACGGGTGTTGGTCTACCCTGCAAGATGTTCCCCTCCACTGAGGCTTCCAAGATTTGTCCGTAACGATGTAGCAAATCAAGAAGAGCCTCAGCTTCAGGATGCCCGAACTGCTCACCTTCCCCAGGATGATTTGCTACGTGAACTACGGGAATGATTCCTATAAGATTGGGGTAAGTTTTCGTTCGGATTGTGCCGTTGGAAAACTCTTCTCTATGCACTCGTCTATCTATATAGTACTCATCCGTTACGGTCATCTTTAGCGATCCGTCCTCGGGATGGGCGAACACTTGACGAATGCGCCAGCCTATCCGTTTGCCGTAGTCATCAGGAGCAACGATGGGATCTACGCAGTTAGGCGGCACAAGAGTCACACTACGATCTGAGTTGATTACGAAGAAAGCATCACCATGTTTCAACGAACCTTCGTAAGCACGCATTATATCTTCATGATGCAGGGAAAACCATTCATCTAACTTCTTCTGCGTTCGCTTGCTTTTAAGCAGGAACACGGGAAGGCTCCCCAACACCCATGCGGGTATCTTATGCACGATAGGTCTGATAAAGAGACCGGAGACTTCGAGTCCGGCCACCTTACAGTAGTAAGCTCTAGTCCAGAAGTCGTAGTCACTACGTCCCCAACTATAAGTAGGGGTTCTCCAGATCGTAGAACTTCTGCGGATGATAAGGCTGAAACTACGTCCCAAGTCACGGGAGACGTCAGCGAATATCTCATAGAATCTATCCCAAATTTTCGGTAGGCGCATGGACAGCCCTCGTTGATGTTCTGATTACCCGTACAGTACGAGTAAAATTAGATTGCCCACGCCGCACAGTAGATACGGCCCCAACAGGTATTTCATCCCCCACAGGTTCCATTTCTGGTGCAGCACGTCGCCCCTCAACATGAGCAGAGGCCATCATCACGTCCCCACCAAGGATGATGATGCGAGCACACTGAGCCAGCGCAAAGCTCGTAGCTCTGTCGTCATGCTCATGTTCAGGGGCTTTTAACGTGCTACCGACTATGGAGGCGAGTTGTTGATAAGTCGAAAAAGCATGTACAATCGCGTCTTTTTCTTGTATAACCTTTGTACAATGTGTATACATTATAGCCTTTCCCTTAGTGGTATTGAGCCACCCAGGACGGCTATCCATACCATTCATCGTACCTTCAAAGCCATCCTCTGCCAGCTTGAGCAGCACAGCATGACCATGATTGTTGCGTTCCACTAACACACTAGCCTCGTTATAGAAGCCAGCTAACTTCTCAATGTAATCTGCAAAGGTGTTCGGTTGCAGCCGTTCGGCTAACAACGCTACTTCCTCGCCTGTAGCCACATCCATAACAGTTGCAGAGCTATCATCTGAGTTAGGATTTCCTTCTGCAGGATCCGCCCCAATGACGTAAATGTGGCCGTCTTCAGGTCGCTTAAACACAGTAAGACCAGGAAGCCCAATATTATCATCCCCCTCAAGCTCCTCGTAAACTGCCGCAAGCCATTCATAGGGAATCCTCTTATCCAGGGAACGGGGCTTTAACGCCTCAGAATCGGTTGCTGGATATTGCTCGTACAGGTCGTCAAGGCTCCCCGTACGAGATTCAATATCCACCTTCTCCTTCTCATACCATTCCGGAGTCCTGCGAGGATGGACGTACCAGGGCAAGAAGATGTGCGCCCAAGCCGTCTTGCCAGCTTTGGCGTCAATGTAGATCTTTTTGAAGTCAGAGATGGGCTTGTCTTTATCGGCACGAGACAGCAGTATCATTTTCCCACCGTTTGCAATAGTGGGTTTAACTGCTCGGAGAAGCGAGTTTAGGTCAGGAGAGAGATCAGCCTCGTCGACAATAGCCAGAGTAGCAGTATAACTATCGCCAGCAGAAGTAGGAAAACTTCGGGCTGTGCTCGCATTTTCCATACTCCACTCATGAGCATTGTCAGTGAAGACGTCATGACCACCCTTCATCCATTCCGGCAAGCGGTCATACATCCCACGAAGACGGTCTTCGGAGAGCAGGTAGATTGCATCTATGTCCCGCTTACTAAATATCAACACAGATGCAATCGGCCTGAAAATCATGCACCATAAAGCATACGCAAGAACAAGCCAGGTGAGACCAATCTGCCTTGCCTTGAGTACGATGGATAACTGATTATTATGGATAATGTCAAGTGCAGCCATCTGAGCAGGCCACAGCTCAAAGGGAACCCAACCTGCATCTACAGTATCGTAGATGTGACAATACGTCCTGATAAAATAAGCAGGACTTTGATAGCATTTTCCAAGCTCCTCAGCCTCCAATTGCGTTAAGCTAAAATCAGGAGATGCTGAGAAGGTTCCTTTCTTCAGAGACAGTTTCCTCTTTTTCATCGACAACGTAGATCCCTGTTCTCATGGCAGCTATCAACATCGCAGGCGACATACCAATAGATTCCCCATCTTTACCTGTAATTTCTTGCCGTTCAGAATATCCTCTAGCTTTACCTAATCTACTAAGAAGCCACTTAGCATCTGTAGTATCTCCAAGATCCCCATTACGCTGTACTTCCTGCGCTATCTGTACATTGCGAAATACTACAGATTCACACAGATCAACCATCGTTTCCCGCTCTGCTTCAAAAACAGCTTTTATCTCAGGATCATTCTGGATGTAGGCTTCGGCAACACGCCATTCACATCGCAATCTCTTGGCGATGGTACTGATGATACCACCACTTCCAGAGATAGCATCTAGAATTTGTTGATCTACAATGGATTCTTTATTCATTGCAACCTACTAAAAGCGGTCGGGTCGGATTTGCACCGCCCTCTTCTGACTGGTAGTCAACTGCGTCCTGTGTCGCCTCGACCGCATGATAACGTTTAGGATAAGGTTG